GCCGCATTGAAGACACTCCCCGCGTCATGCAGGGAGGCCTTGAAGTCGGCAATCAGATCGGCGCGCGCCATCGTCCCGGCCATAACTTACTCCGCGGCGCCTGCCGGATCGCCGCCCTCGACCTTCGCCGTCGCCCGACGTAGTTGCTCCGCCGCCACCGCCTCATGCAGCGTCTTGCGCGGCGTGCCGTCGGCCTCGTCCAGTTCCAGCAGACGAACCAGGTCGGTATCGGCCAACTCCGGCAAGGCCGCGACGATATCCTTCACGCTGCGCGCCGCCAGATCGGCCAGCGTGTCCACCGCCTCGGGTTCGGGCGCCGGCTCGTCCGACGCCGGCCGCAAATAATCGGGCACCTGATGCAAGGCAAAATGCCGGATCTCGCCCGGCGGAATCATCAGCCCGGCCACGTATATCGGCATCGCCGTGTTGTTCGCCACCGGAATTCGTTCGTTGTTCATGTCCATCTCCTAAAAATCCCGCCCCCGTGAAGGGGCGGGCAAAGCGCCCACCGTCAGGCGAGCGGGAGGAGTGATTAGCGATCGACCCGCGCCGTGCCGCTATACAGCACGATGCTGGTCAGGCCCGCCTTCAACTGCGTCGGGGTGTGCAAGAACACGAACTGGTCGCCGTAGGCTTCCTTCTTGCCCGTGAAGCGGCCGTCGCTGTTCTTCTGGTCCTGAAGCTGACCCATGGTCCAGGCCTTGGCCATGCGGTAGCGAGCCAGACCGCGCTCACCGACCAGCACGCGCACATCGCCCATCGCCAGACCCGGCGCGAACGACTTGTAGTTCGGCACACCCTTGACCGCGCCCAGGTTGCCCAGGCTGTCCAGGTTGGTGCCGTTGCGGGCGCCGGACTCGACGAAGCTGCGCGCCTGCTCGATGGTGGTCATCACCGTGCCCGACATCAGACCGAAGTCGGCGCGGTAGCTGCGCTGATCCTCGATGACGCTCTTGCGCAGGCCGTAGCGGTACAGGAACGTGTCCCAGAAGAGGTCGGTGGCCACGCTGCCCTGGTCGGTGTCGAATTTGTGCACGTTCGTGCTGTAGCTGTAGCTGCACACGATGGCATGCGTGTTGGTCGGCGCCAGAGCCACGCCGGCTTCGTCCACGAAGCTGACTTCGCCCAGGTTGTAATCGATGCTGTAGTACAGGCCATCGGCCTGCGTACCCGTGCCGTCGTACTCCGTGATCGTCACCGCGTTCGACTTCACCACCACCGGATACAGCGTGCTGCCCACCTGCGCGCCCTGAAGGTCATACACCTTCTTCGGACGCACCACCGGGAAGTTATCCAGACAGAAGATCGTCTTCGTGCCGTTCGCCGTCGCCGTCGCCTCGTTGGTCACCGCCGTCACGGCGTACTGATCGGAGGCATTCAACTGCTCGTTGAACAACAGGCGCTCGGTATCCTCGCTGATGATCCGGATCGCGTTGCGGGCGTTCTCCGCCACCGCGTCCCAGTTCACCAACTGGCCATTCGCCGTCAGGTAACGCAGCTCGTCCGACACCTCGAAGGCCAGCTTCTGGGGAATCAGATAGGCCGTCTCGGTCGCCTGCTTCACGCCGGCCCGCGGGATCGCGCCACCCTCATAGACGCGCGTCGAATTAATCCCGGCCGCCGTCGTATCGCGGTAGCTGTAAGGGATCTGATGCGTCGCACTGAAGGCCGCCGTGCCCGAGTCGACGAACTGCAAGCCGACCAGGCGATACAGGGCCTCACGAATCACGGTGCGCTCGAAGGTCGCCGGCACCGCCACGTCCGACACCAGGCCATCGCCCGCCGCCAGTTGACGGTGTTCGGAATGCAGGCGCGCGCCATGCTGGGCATCGAAGGCCGCCAGCACCGCCGCCGCCAGCTTCTTGTTCTCCGCCTGCAACGTGCCGCCCGTCGCCCGGTACCGCTGTGAGTCGGACAGATCGGCCAGACCCAGACGGCGGTCGGCCACCTCCTGCAAAGCCTTCACCTCGTTCGAGGAATCCACCGAGATATGCGCCGAACCGGCAAACTCGAAGCCCAGGGCCGACAGCTTGCGCGCCGCCACCAGCTCGTTGCCGTGCTTGATCTGGTTCGCCGCCAGACGCTTCACCTGATCGGCGCTCATGTCCGGCGTGATCAGGTCGGCCACCTCGGCGGCCAGCGCCACGCGCATCGGCTCATCAAAGCCCTGCACGGCGCCGATGGCGTCGGACAGCACCTTCACGTTCGCCTCGCGCTTATCGGTCAGCGCCTTCTCGTCGGCGGCCTTCTTGTCCATCGCCTCAGCCAGCAAGCGCGACACATCCGCCTCGGAAAGTTGTTTGCCCAGGGCCGGCAGCTTGATGTCCAGCGTCACGGCCTTGTCGCCGATCTGCTCGGACAGGCTCTTGCCGGCGGATTCGAACTCGGCGCACAAGGCTTTCGCCGTCGCCTCGTCCGTCACGGTTTCCAGCGCCTTGCCGGCCGCGCCGACAATCGAAGCAACGACCGGCTCAGACAGTTTGAAGCCAGCCAAAGAGACGGCGAGAGCCGCCATAAGAGTTTTCCACATGGTACGAACCTCCAGGGTCAATTCGGAAAGTAACTTCGGATGAACGAACGTCGGCACACCTTGGCCGCCGTCGGCGCAAAATTCGGAAAGCTGGATCGGATCGAGCCGCTTGATCGCCGGACGAGTCACCAGACCCGCGCCCAGCAACACCGGGCCATGCTTGGCCCCCGACTCGTTGTCCTGCCAGTTCTCGTGATACTCGGCGGACAGATACCGGAACCCCCGCTCGCGGATCGCGGACAAGCCCAAAGGCGTCCACTCGACCAGCGCACGCAACCGGTCGCCCTCCACAGTCAATCTCAGGATTTTTCCAGCCGCCCCGCCGTCGGGCTTATGCGCCACGTCGATGAACACGTCCTGGCCGAACGTCCGCTGGTCGAAGTTCGCCACCATCGCCAGCAACATCGGCCGGCTGATCTCGAACTTCCCATAACGCGGATCGCTGAACGACCCCGTGCGCGTCACCGTCACCCAGCTCGACGACTTCCCCTCCTCCAGATCCACATGGAGCCCGGAGAGGGCACGCACCGCCCCGGAATAGACGCCAGAATCGAGCCTGATGTGTCGTGGTACCGCCATAGCCACCTCGTATAGAAGGCGCGACGGACAGGAGCGAACTGTTCACCCGCCGCGCAGGCCCGGTATGAGCCATGGCACCGAGTTTTCGACGTATCAGGGGACAAAAAAAGGGCGGCATCCGCCGCCGCACCGGCATTTCCTCCCCCTTTGCAAAAGGGGGACCGAGGGGGATTTAACGGCCTCAGCCACGCGCACCGCCGTCCCCAACCCGCTCCAACACCGCCGACAGCGGCGCCCGAATCATCCCCTGGGTCAGCTTCCCGGCGTCGTACACCGCCGTCTTGCCCTTGCCCAGCACGCCCTCCAGGCGCTCGCGCGGCAACCGCGCCAGGGCCTGCATCGGTGTTTCCTTGCCCGCCCGGTCGGCGCCCGAAATTTCATCCTTGAACACGATCTGCACGAACGACAAGGTATTCGGATGCGCCGGCCACGGGCACGACGCCCGGTCCGGATACACCCCGGCGCCCAAGCCATACAGGTTCTGGGTCGACAGCAGATCGCAGATGTCCGGCTCCGGATGCGCCGGCGACAGCAGATAGCGCCAGCCCGCGAAGTCCGGGTGATCCTCGCCGCCGGACATATAGGCCTCGCCGTGCGCCCGGTTCAACTCCGTCCGGAACACCCGCGCCGCCTGAAACTCCGCGCCCATCTCCCCGGTCATCAGCGCATCGGTGCGCGCCGTCAGCGCCGACGCACTCGCCAGCCCGGCCCGCACCTGCACCGCATCGGGCACCGCCTCGCCGCGCATCAGAAATTCCCGCGCCGCCTGGGTCGCCCCGTGGCCCTGAATCACCCCCGACTCGATCGCGTTCACCACCGCATCCCGCGCGCCCCGGTCCATCCGCCACAGCCGGTCCGACAAGGTCAAGCCATCCGCCGCGACAAACTCCCGGACAAAGCTCACCGCCGACTCCGACACCCGCATCGACGCCGCCGTGCGCAGCACCTGCCCGGTCGGCGCCATCGCCCCGAGAATCGCATCCGCGCCCAGTCCGGCCGCTGTCTCCAGTGCCGGCTCAAGCAAGACATCCCGCGCCGTCGTCAGTCGCTGCAAAATCCCCTCCACCTGGGTCAACAGCGAGCGCAGTTCCTGCAACGCCACCGAATCCCCCGGCCCCGCATGCGCCCGGATGCGCACCGCGATCGCCGCCGCCTCGTCGGCATACAACTCCGCCAACGTCGCCAGGGTCTCGGCGTCCAGCCGCTCAATCTCCCGATGCGCCGCCAGGGTCGCCCGCTTGATCTGGGCGCGGGTCAGATCAGCCATGGCCTACGCTCGTCGCGCTCTCGCCCTTCGGGGCGTTACCCGGCGTCACCTTCACCTTCGGCGCGCGGCCGATGGCGTCCGGCTCGGGGTACGGGTCGCCGCGCTTCGCCTGTTCGTCCCGGCGTTTCTGCACGTCCTGCGGGTTAAAACCCATTTCCTCGTCGATCATGTCCTGCGGCATGCGCATCGCCTGCCACTTGAGCATGCGATCGGTCAGTTGATTCGGGGTCTCGGTGCGCCGCTCGGCGCACTTGATCCAGTAGCCGGCATCGTCCGGGTTGATCCCGGCGAGCAGCAGCTCCAGCCGGAAGCCCTGGTCATAGGCATGGGCGATGGTGTCCTGAATCAGGTCCACCTCGTCGTAATAGTCGCGCTTCAGGTCTTCCAGGATGTCGCGCGCCATGCCGTCGGTATAGCCCATCAGGCCCTTGGGCAACGGCGATCCCGCGAAGAAGGAATCCAGCAGATGCACCACGTCGCCGATCTGGTCGAGATTCGCGTCGCCCTGAACCGGCGTCACGCCGCCCTTCCGGTTCGAGTAAAAGTCCGTCGTAATCTGGCCCTGCTCGGCCTCATTGCTCTTTCGGTAGGCCTTCACATCCTCGTCCCTCGCTCCCTCCAGGACATGCGACAGGCGCAGCGGCGCACGCACCCGGCGCCGGATCACCAGATCCTCCTCGGTCATCACCAGCTTGCGCCAGGTCGTGCGCGTCGCGTCCATGAACGGACGGCCCATCGCCCCCTGATCGTCGAAGCTGTCCGGGTCGAAGCGCGCCAGGGTCAACTGATACAGCGCGAATTCGGCCAGCGTCGTGCCGGTCACCGGGTCCATCTGTAGATACGCCTTGCGCACATCCTTGAAGCGCCCCGAGGCGTCGACATCCGGCAGAATCGTTTCCGCCGGCATGCGCAGCCCGGCCAGCACCGATTGACGGTCGGCATCCAGCGCCCACTGCAACGGCAGGTTGCCCTCCATGATCAGCCCGCGCGCATCCGATTTCAGCTTCTCCGGGTTGCCCAGGCTCAGACGCCGCTGAAAATCCGCCCAGCGCCGGCGCAAGGCCTCATTCGGCGTCGTCTGCGTGAACACCAGCCCGCCCTTCACCGTGTCCCGGGCGATCCGCGAATGAATGCGCCGCACCCGGCCATCCAACCGGTCCATCTCGCGAATGTCCAGAATCGACTGCCGGACATCCGGGTCCACCCACATCACCCGGTAGGCGTACTTCAGCGCGTTTTCCGGCGTCGCCCGCCAGCCCTGCTCCGTCCCGGTCTTCGCCGCCGTGCCCAGCCAGGCCGCCAGTCGCGCCCGGGCGCTATCGATGATTCGCATTTTTCAGCCTCGCTTTCACGTCCGACATCTGTTCAAAGTCCATCTTGTCCGCCGTGATGTCGCGCCGACCCATCGGCCACGGCTCAGGCGGCCCCACCTCGACCACATTCCGCCAGCCGTCGATCATCCCCAGCGCGTGCAACTCCCGGATGAACGGCAGCAGCTCGGGCAGCCTCTCCATCACCGCCGCCTTGTTCGCGGCGATCTGCTCGCGGTCGAGATCCGGATGCAGCAGCCTCATGCCGCCATCCCCAGCAACTGCGCCCGCGTCACCCGATTCTGCTCGATCACCACCGGCGGCATATCCTCGCCGCGCGTCGTCAGCGCCCACACCCCGGCGCAGGCCGAATCGAAATAGTCGTCGCCGATCTTCGGGTCGGCCATCTTGTAGCTCGAATAGCTCGTCTTCGTAGCCTCGGCGCGCATGTTGCCGATCTGCCGGACAAACGCCCGCCACTCGGCATCGGTGTCCTCGTCGAACATCGGCAGCGCCGCCTGGCCATTGTGGAAGGCCGCCCGCAGCGTCGACGCCATGGAATGCTTGGTCATCCCCTCGAATCGGATCGGCGCGAACGCCCAGCCGCCCCAGGTGCTCGCCGTGCTCTGACCCTCGCCGATGGTGCGCCGGTCGATGTCCGTCAGACCGGCGGCATACAGCCGGTCGTTCAGGCTGGTCAGCATCCCCAGCCCGTAGGCGTCGCCATAGGCATAATCCGGATTGAAGTACGCCCACAACCCGAACAGGTCCAGTTCGACCACCTTGTCGTCGGTGCCGGCCGGCCAGGACTTCACGAACGGGAAGGTCACGAAATTGCCGATCTGCTCAGTCACCACCAGCGCCGACTTCGACGCCGTCGCGCTCTCGCCGTGGCCAGAATGGTCATAGCCGAAACTGATCAGCCCGCGCCGCTTGTAGCGCACCCCAGGCAGCGGTCCGGCCGGTACCAGACCCGCCGACAAGCCCACCGCCATCGCCTGGCGGATGCGCTTCTCCCAGATCCAGTTCTGCGCCGCCACGTTCTTGCACAGAAACTGCCGCATCCACTCCCCTTCGGGGTTCTGCGACCGCTGCTGGTCCGCCCATGAGGCATCCAGGATGCCCAGTTCCAGCCCCAGGTACACGTCGACAATCGGTAGCGTGTGGTAATTGCCCGTCTCGATCAGGCTGGACAGCACATCCGCGCCCTTGAAGACGCCCGATATCCGCACCTGCGGCTTCAGCGGCGCGTCGATCCCAGGCCGGCGCGTCGATCCCAGCATCGGCAGAAACCTGGACACCAGCCGGTCATACGGCATGTCGTCGGTTTCCTCCAGGCTCGCCACCGTCAGCGAATCGCCGTCGATCTGCGCCATGATCCCGTAGGCCTGCGCCCCCGAGCCGTTCGCGAATTTGTAATAACTGTCCGCCCAGGTCTGCCGGCCCCGGTCATACCCCAGCCAGCCCTTCAGGATCTCCGACCGCTTGATCGCGTCCATGTGATACGACAGATTGGTCAGCGACTGCGACTCGCGCGGCGCGACGATCCCCTCCGTCTCGTGCGCATGCGTCGCCAGATGCTTCAGGCAGTAGAGCTCCTTGACGAAGGTCTTCCCCGTCCGCCGGCAGGAGAAATCCACCGTATTCGGATGCCGGTCCATCTCGATGCACTTCAGCACCTGGACCGGGTCCAGCGTCACCCCGTGAACATGCTTGTGCCACAGCGCATGATCCCCCGCGAAGCGCATCACCTCCGCCTCGGCGCGGTTCTGCACCCGGAGGCGTTCAGCGGCGGGGATTCGGCGGGCGAACATTACACAGATCCAGCCTGGCGCTGATGCTCGATCAACACCGGATCGCTATCCTTCCGCGCCGAGGCCCGATCCATCAGTGCCCCCAGGCTCTCCAGCGCCCGCGCCTGGCGCTCGGCAAACTCGGCAATCGCCTCCCGGCTTTGCGCCTGCGACTCCAGACGCCCCATCTCGGCGTCCTCGTCCTCGATCACCTTCTGAGTCATGCCCATGTCCGACAGGCTCAGGTTATTCCGCGACAGCAGCTCGCCCAACGGCTTGAACAGCGGATGCGACTGGATGTCCATGATCGTCCGCTTCTTGCCCGTGTCGTCGTAATACTCGGCGATGATCAGCTCGCCATCCTTGTTGGTGTAATACTGCGGCGCCTCGATCTTCACCCCGTCGGCGATGATCGTCTGCAACACCTGCTGAAGCAGCGCAAACAACGCCGCCTGCAGGTCCGCATACAGCCCGCTCAAATGCTTCGGATTGCGCTGCTCGAAGGCCGCGTGATGCTGCATGAACAGAATCGTCTGCTTCGAACACGCCGGCTGCTCAGCACACCAGCCCCGGTCGACATCGCAGGACTTGCAGAACGCATACTTGTCCGGCCGCGCCGGGAAATACGTCGCCGTCTTCGCCGCCAGCCCATGCTTCAGCGCATTGAACCGCGTCCGCCGCGCCTCCTCCGGCGTCGGATGACCCACCAGATTCGCCGTCACCGCCGCGATCCCCTCCGGCGTCTTCGGCCCATGGTGCGCCGCCGTCCAGGCCTTCAGCAACGCCCGCTCACGCGGCTCCTGCTCCTGGTCCGGCTCGCCACACTCCGGGCAATCGGCAAAATACGCCCACGGATGCCACTCCCGCTCCGGCGCATCATCCACCCGCCCAGGAACAGCCGAAAACGTCGCCCGGCACGCCCGGCACCGGAACGTCACCTTATCGAGCTGAGAAGAATAGTCAGATTTACCCACCCTGCCGATTCTCCCCGGCACGCGGGACAAAAAAAGGGCGGCAATCGCCGCCCGGTCTACTAAATTCCCATCTCTCTTAGGCGCCGCAGGGCTTTATCCGCCGTTGGATGGTGCTTAACCGGGTATGGCCCGACCGAACTACCATCCACCACGGCATCCAGTCCGCACGCCTGAAGTTGCGCGCTAAAGTTGCGCTCTGTCTCGGCCTGGCGCTCAGGCGTGCTCATAGCACATTCAAAACACACCATCGCGCCACGCGGGCCATAAGGCCGAAGGTCATTTGCGTTGTCGCAGTAGCAGCATTTTTTATCCTGGATCACGCCACCCTCCTCGTAAGTCGACCAGACAGCGGGACAAAAACGGTTCGTAGTGTGGACGGGTCGGGGAGCCATCTTACCGCGCACTGTGAACCGCCCTCATGGGCGGACACGATGCGCTCCGGCGAGTAAATCACTCGCACCTCGTCGCCCATCACCACCGCCTGCTGGATGATTCCAGCCAGGAACGACCGCACCCGGCGCGGATCTTCGCAGTCTTCGACCATTTCCCGGAATAGCGCCGCGGCCTCGGCGATGTCGTAGTCATCGAGCGGCGTAGTGGGTTGCTCCTCGTACAACGCCCGGTCGATGTCGGCTTGCACCGATTCCATCCGGGCGCGCAGCTCGCGCATGCGCGGCGCCAGGTCGGCTAGATTCATCCCGGTACCGGCTTCGACGGCCTCATACAGACGGCGCAGGCGCCGCTCGATGTCGGCCTTTTCGGCGTGCAGCGATCCGATCCGGGCTTCGTGTTCCTTGACCCATTCCGTCCGGCTGGCCTTCAGGTCGGCGACCAGGCTGGTCAAGTTCTCGCGGGTAAACACCTGGTCCAGGATGCCCGACAGCAGCCAGGCGTCAAGTTCGGTCACCGGCAGGCGCCGACTCTTGCACGTGCCGGCCTTGAGGAACGATCGACAGTTGTAATACCGGTACGTCACCCCCCCCCGACCGGTCGCGCTTTCCGTGGTCATGGCGTCGCCGCAGGCGCCACAGCGGAGCATGCCGGCGAACAGGGCATCGCTGCGTCCGCGCCCGCCTGCGTTTTTCGGGGTCCGGCCCTTCACGCTCTCTTGTGCCGCCATGAATTCCTCCTCGCTGATGATCGGATCATGCGCCCGCGTCACGATCTGCTGCCCGCGATCCGAATAAACCAGGTCGCCGATCACCACCCGCGACCGCAATACCGTGGTCACACTGGCCTTGTCCCAGCGCCGGCCGCGCCGCGTGATGCCCGACGAGTTCAGGCGCGCGGCGACATCCTTGCAGCCGGCGCCATCCAGGCACCAGCGATAAATCAGCTTCACGGCGGGCGCCTCGGACGGCTCAATCTCCAACCGCTTGCGCTTGCCGATCTGGACGGCACGATAGCCGAACGGCACCCAGCCGCCATTCCAGAAGCCGTCCGTCGCGTTCTTGGCCATGCTGCGCCGGGTGTCCTTCGCGATCTGCCGGGAATACTGCTCGTCGATCACTTCCGTGATGGCCTCGGCCAGCCAGCCATCGTCCCCGGCGCCGAATTCCTGCGACGCATACACCAGGCGCGTGCCCATCTTCTCCAGCAGCCGCTTGTACACCGCCGCATCCAGCCGATTGCGCGCAAATCGGCTCGTCGACCAGCAGATGAACAGGTCCACCCGCTGCCGCTCGCAGAAATCGACCGCCGCCTCGAACCCGGGCCGCTTCGTGGTCCGCCCGGAAATGCCGTCATCCCGGAACACCTTCACCACCTGCGCGCCCAACGACGCGGCTTTCACGTGGCACTGCTCGATCTGGCTCTCGACCGGCAGGCCGTCGTCAGCCTGCCGCGCGGTGGACACCCGGACATAAATGATCGCGCTCGGCATGGTGGCCACTCTACTCCTCCGCCGCGATCCGCTTTATGTGTCTCAGCGACACCATTTCACCAAACTGGCGCAGCAGCCGGCGCTGGATGGCTCGCGGCGAATTTTTGCGCCCCGCCAGGTCGCGAATGTACTGGTTGCGCTGGAACCGCAGGAAAACCCGATACAGCGGGATGTTCACCCGCAACGTCGAGCCGCCATAGTCGCAACACGGATCGGCATCGATGATCCGCCAGACCCGCAGGAACGAATCGACGCCGATTTCCTCCGCAACGTCGAGCCAAACCGACTTCAGACCGATGCTCTCCAGATCGACTAGCCTCGGGTCGCGCGGCGCGCCGTTTTTTTGCGGCTCCGCCGCCTTTTTTTTTGGGGATTCTGGCGCGTTGCAGATATCCAGGTACCCACCCCCCCCAGGGCAGGGGCCGGGGTCGCCCTGCCGAGCCCCCACCCCCTCCACCAGATCAGGCAGAAGCAAAGACATCTGTGCAATTCCTGCTGATGGACTTCGCTTTTCATTCATTCAGTTCGCTCCTCAACCAGCATTCCAATGTTGCTCAACTTCGCTTTCTGACAGTCCACGAAGTCAGGCTGGCACAACTGCATTTTCAAGACTGGCCGTATTGACCCTAGGCTGTACTCAAGTTTTCACCCACCCCGCCGAGTCAGTGTTTACCCCATCACTAGACCTTGCTCGCTTACCCCAATAGGGTTTGCGCCTTGCCGCAGCCGCATGGATGGTCATGGCTTAGCCTTCTGGAG